TCTAAAATAGTTTTCTGGACAGTGTCAACCTTGTACTGAAGGTCATACTTGTATCGCCCCGAAGGAACCTTAGTCATGTCATCAGCAGAAAGAAAGACTGTGACATTTCCATTATCGTCAACGTTGTTGAATGAGAAATTAACCTCCGACTTCTTTCCCAACTCAGTACTCCCAATCAAGATAGAAGGATCTTTAATGTCAGGAACGCGAATTTGAGATTGACTTGGACGAGATTTGTTTGTCCTTACTTGCATAAGGAATTGATACTTATCAGTATCAAGATTCAATCCCTGTCCCGCGCTATCCCGCAAGGTCAAAGTGAGTTCGAAGGTGTCACCCTGCCGGCATGTAATATCGAGCCGAGTAGTAGTATCTAAGTTTACTGATGCCATTATTCTCCCATCAATTGTCTAATCTCGTCGAGTCGAGACTTGGTACTGGTTTCATCCTCAAGTTCAGATCTTTCGCCTTTCCGCTGTGCAATCAGCTTACTCTGCTCTACGGCTTGCTTCTTCACCCTTTCGTCCTTCCGATCCTCTTTTACTTCCTCTCTTTTCATGATCGTTTGATTCATGTTTTGAGAAGACAGCAAAGCGTACTGAGCCTTTAGCCCCTCCATCTCCTTCTTCATCTCATGCTGAGCCTTAGCTATTTGAATCTGACTCTGTGCTTCCAACTGAATCTTTTGCGCATCAAGCTGAGCTTGCACCTGAAGCTCCTGTTGCTTTGCCTGCGAACTAGCTTGAGCTGCAGCCTGAGCAGCCTGAGATTGCATCTGAGAGTTTTGCTGAGCCATCTCCTGTTGCTTCTTGAGTCTCGCCTTACGACGAACAACAAGAAGACGCTCCGCCTGATCAACATCTCTCATTTCCCGAATCGCAATAGCGTCCTCGAGGTCAAGTTCCTTTTGCGATAAAGCAATCTGAATGTTCTGCTCCATATACGACCGCTCCCTGTCGTCCATGTCCATGCTTACAGTAACACCAAAATTGTACATAGACAGGTCCCTGAACTTCGCGAGGATGTTCATCTTCTCTTCGCCAATAGCATTAGCGTAAGCTTTAAATACCACCGAATCCTGAGGAAGAATTTGAATAGCCTTGACGACATCGCTACACACCTTCTTATAAAGAACCCTCGAAGCATGAGTAATGTCATAGGTGGCATTGTTACTGGCAGCAATAGCCTGCTGCTGAACCCCAACCAAGGCTTCTGAGTTTGGTGAACTAGCATCAACGACCTCATTGATTCCCGTGGTGTCTCGGATCATCCTGAGGTAGTGATTGTACAATCCAATCAACTCGTTGATATTCCGAATGCTATTGCCGATCTCCCTTACAGGAGGGTTTTGAAAGCCTCCTTCTGGATTCTTACTGCGATAGTAAAAGACACCAGTCTGCTCATAGATGTCATGTAAATCAAGTGGCTGAAGCTCGCCCGACTTACCCAACTGAACGTTCTCTAGACCTTCAATGTCAATGACCAAACCATCAGGCTTAGCCTTAGCAATAGCTTGCTGAATTTTCAAGTGAGTCAACTGCAGCATATCTGCAAATCCGGTGCAGCTATCCACCAAGGACTTGGGTGTGTTCTTCACCATGTTTACAGCAGTACAACTGTAAGACAGTGTGCATCTACTCAAGTCATGTACATTACGAGGGATGTTAGACTGAGGTCCGTAATTGTATAGGTAATCAGTACCCATCACGTAACTACCCTCATACACCATCATGGTGTCCATTGTGTGAGGAGTTCGGGTTTCAGTCGCCTCTTTACTATAGTCAAAGCCTTTATAGTAGAACCCATTGTTCCCGTGCTTAGACTCCTTCTCCTCAAAGCCCATCTTCTCCAAGCACTTGAACTCAAAGTCCAGAACCTTAACCATATACTCGTCGTATCGATCCTGCTGCTGGAATGCACTTTGAGAATAACTATCATTCCCCCTGTGCCGAGCCGTCTTCATGATCTTTCCGATCGACTGCTCATCTAACTCACCGTTTGACTGTCGAATAAGTTCGCTTACAGGAATTTCCCGAATGTGACCAGCGTACACCAGCTCATCCATATTAGGGTCCTCAGTGTAGCTGTGAATAAACTTGACGGGATCTACATACTCCTCAACGATACCGTAGTTGGGATCGTTCCGTCTCTTTACAATAGCAATACCATTGGTGACTAGGTCTTGGACACAACGCCTAAAAGTTCCTTCACTAAACTTATTCCAAGTTAAAGTCAAGTCTGTAGCTACTTGAGCCGCAATTTCAGCGTCAATCTTTGAGTTGTTGTTCAAGAAGATCTCAGCCTCCTCAGTTGTTTCAGGGAGTGATTCAGGATCCTTGTCTAGAACCATGCCCCCCGTCATCTGCTTCAGCTGCATTAGCTGATCTCGATTAGCGACTTGATTCATGATTCGATTCTTCTCCTCATCCTTATAGCTCAACGACACAGAGTCGGTAGCCTCTAGATTAGGATACATCCTTTTAGAAAGAATCTTATTTACTACAATACGCACAAACTTCGGGAGGATCGGAACCGGCGTAAAGTCAAGGTTCAATAAAGAACCGTCCCCTGCGTTCGCATCAAGACTAGTAAGAAGTCTCTTGTAAATGTTGGTGTCCTGAGTTCCGTTAGCGTACTGTCTGTTTCTCTCGAAACTTTGATTTCGCTGACCGTAAACAGATCCCTTTTGATTAATGTCTCCCCACTGGTCTTGAATTGCCTTAGCATATCTCAACCCATATTCTTCGCTCAGCTTCTCCTCTCGAGAAGCGAGGGGGTCTGGAAAGCCCGCCTTGACATTATTCTTGTTATACATCTGCAACCTTAGGACTTAACTACAAATATATAAATTCAACCCATGGACTTATATCGCCTAAAGAACTTAGACTCATCGAACTTAGATGTTGGTTTTTCAACTTCATTTTTCTGAGCCGCAATTAGTGCTAACCCAGAACTAATTGAAAGGTCATACTTTGTCCGTTTATCAATACGGAAGTTGATCCAGTCCTCTAGAGTTCTATTAAAGTACATAGATCCATAGTCACCCTTATCTACATCAAAGCCTACATGCTCGTGAATGTATGACTCAATACATTGAGCGTGAGTGTGGATGACGTCTTGAGAGTTCGATGGTATGCCTTTAGTCTTTACGCTCTGTCGCGCTGAAGAACTTTGAAGAGAGGCGGGTCTCTCCATTAGGTATCCGTCATACCCCCTTTCCTCAAAGTGCCTAACGATACCGTACTTGTTGTTCTCAATTAGTAATGGATACCCATAAAAGAAAGCAGCCATCAAAACATCCTCGTAAAATATCTTAGCTAACGGCGGACGAGCCGCGTATTCCAACACAAAGAAGTTGGAAGGGTAGTTTAGATTAAACTTGTTAAATAGATGTAGAGCTCCTTTAGAGCCCCTTCCATCCACAGTAGCGTCGATATCATAGCTATCCACCCCACCAACGCCAAAACTAGCATTGGGTGCAACAAGCTTTCCTCTGACTTCTTTCTTTTGATTTCTTGCTTCGGGCGGAGCCAACCAAGACGTATGAAACCTACCATTTGGATCGGGGGTAAAAATAACTTGAGTATCCTTCTCTCCATTCTTCCAAACGAAGTTACCTCGAACAACGGGGTTAGGAAACAACTCGTCGTTATATGTGATCTGATCGTAGATCTTTCCAATATTAAATAGACTGCTTTCAATGCTGTCCCTGAAAGCTTCGTCAGATGTAAAAGGAAATTGACGAACCACCTCGTTTAATTCAGATGCATTGCTCTTTAAGCTATCTCTCTCGTTCTTCAAGTACGTCTTAGCACCCATATGAACATACTCCCCGTCAATGCCCATAATGTCATCTTTAGGGTCTTCAACAACTGGATTGCCATACTCGTCAAAGAAACCCTCAAGAGAGTCATATGCTGGGATAAACAACCTATACAACCCCGTTCGAGTCCTTCCGTTTGCGTTCCTGTCTAATGGACTGGAGTCAGACCAAAGAGCCTTGTATTCCTTACCACCTTTGTCCATGGGGTTTACGGTACTCCCTACCATAGCCTTCCCTACAACCTTCCGTCCGACAATCAAACATGTACGCTGTATCCTCCACGCCTCTCTGATGTCAGTGGGGCGCTCCCACTTACCAGCCTCATCAAGGTAAAGAAGGTGAACCTTCTCTCCGTCGTATGCGTTGTTGGTGGTGTTCTTCCAATTGATAACCGAGTTAAGTGCCTCACCAGCCTGAGCAGTCTTGTTTTTCTTCGTGATCTTCTTGGAAGGTTCACGGAAAGCAAGCTCCATACGAGGGTTGGTAGTACCGTCCTGAATTGGTTTGAAGAAGAATGGGTACTTACGGAACATCTGAACCACCTTCTTCATGAAGATATTCTCTTGAGCGTCCTTACCCGTCTTGCTCTGTATGCCTAACAGCTTGTCTTTTACCTGCGTGGCCTCGTCCACCAAAACTGCTGCACAGATGTTTGTGTATCCAGATCGCCTGCACTTCGTGTACAGCTGACCAAGGCAACGGGGGTCTACCTCACACGCTAACATGTGAATGAATATCTCCCTTTGAAAGCTTAGGTAATACGGG